TCCAAGTCTCGCTGGCATATTTGGCGGAGAGTGTGGGAGTCGAACCCACTCGCCCATTTCTGAGCGTCGGATTAGCAATCCGATGCCTTACCATCCAGCCCACTCTCCAATTCTTCTATTCTATTTGCCGCTTCTTCTAATAAATCAGCAATTCTATCTGGTGCATTTTCTTGCACAGACTTTCTTGTAGGAATTTGTCTACGAATTTCTGCACGTTTTCTTAAACGATAAACTAAATCTTCATTCATACAAACTCCTATAAATTGGCGGAGAGCAGAGGAGTCGAACCCCATCCCATTTCTGAGAACCCAGTTTTCAAGGCTGGTCGCAGGACCAACCCCGCTGCATTACTCTCCATAATCTTCTGGCAGGGGTTATTGGATTCGAACCAATGATACCGATTTCAAAGACCGGTGCCTTAGGCCAGACTAGGCGAAACCCCAATAAATTTTAAATTACCATATTGAAATACACTACCAGTCCCAGGGATTCGAACCCTCTGTCTCTTGTAGTTTACCGCGAGTTTTACGCTCAGGCAAGTAATACATTTCAATATGGCGGCTCCTCACGGAGTGACCATATCTAAAATTTAAGATTACACTTAAATTGTTAAAGAACCGTAATCAAAAAGTTCGATGACTTCTCAATTGAAGAATCAAGTATAACACAACCAGATTCTTTGTCAACCTCTAATGTTGTTTTTCGACAACACCAAACAAAAAAACCTCAGAACTTTCGTTACTGAGGTTTTTGAAAACTTACTTAGACTTTTTTTGTTTGTCTTATTCTTCAAAAACCCCTGATCCATGCGCCCATGATTGATTATCGCTACCAATAAATGGTGTGCGATACTCACATGTTAGCGATAAGGGTTTCGATATAAACAACAAGATAACTCCAAAAATATTTAACTATAATAGTATATATGCAACTTATTTAGTAATTTTACGCTTTTTCCATTTTATTTTGGTATTTTTTATTGGTTTAGATGGATCTCTAAGACCTTCAAAAACGTCCCACAATTTTTCTGATACAACAAACTTAGTTAGCAATCCGACTTCTAGGCCATGTGCTTCTATTTCCCAAGGTTGATACCAGTAATCTAATTCATCAGATACTAAAGTTTCTTTCCATCTACTCAATGTTTCATCAGTATGATTATACGCAAACTGTTTAACATGAACCATCTCATGTGCCAGTGTTTCTAATATATCTCTAGCACTTAGTCCTGCATGGATGTTTATTAAAAATTCTCTGGCCTTATTGCTTGAATTATATCCAATAACTTCAGCGGAGCCACAATCTTTTATTTTCTTGTTAAACTTAATTACAATCTTCAAATTGTCCTGCATCTTTTTAGTTAAAAGACAATTTGAATAATAATGTGCTGCACGTTTGACATATGGAGTAAAGTCTTTATCTGGACAACCAAGAACTTTGATAGACATAGCGTTCTCCATAATAGTAGTTATACCACTATTTATCAATTTTTGTTACAGAAATTCCAGATTTTTCAAGAAATTCAATACCGGATGTATCCCGATATGAGTTTCTATAGAAAACATTGTTAATACCACTCTGATATATAAGTTTTGCACAATGTACACATGGAGCATGGGTAACAAACATAGTTGCACCATTACCAGATTCCGTAGACTTAGCCAACTTAGAAATTGCATTTGATTCTGCATGGATAACTTCAGGTTTTGTTACAAGTTTATAACGAAGCCATGGAAGGTTTTCACTTTTTGGTAACTGTTGTTCAAACGAATCACCATCGTCACAATAGATTTTATCTTCACATTCATTTGTCCAACCTGAAGGCATACCATTATACCCGATTGAAATAATTCTGTCATCTTTGACAACAATTGCACCAACATGTAATCTTTTGGCTGAAGATAGACTAGCGAATCTCTCCGCTACGTCCATGAATGCTTTAATAAATTTTTGTTTCATAACAATCAACGGGTTTCATTAGCCAGTTGTTTATAACCAGCCCAACTAGGGTGAATACCATCTGGTTGTAGACTGGTGATTGGCAATACAGTATCACCGTATTCTTTTGCAATGTCTTTTACAATATCTTGAATATTGGGTTTGATAGCGGGCAAAATCCAAAATACTCGACTGCCCTTGACTTTTTCACGCATGGTTTGCAGCTCTTTGCGGGTACTAACACCCTTATGGTCATTGCTGCCAAGACTGATGATAACTGTCTTGGCGGAGAGATCATTTTTTAGATAGTCTTTATTCCATTGCCATGTATTCCATCCACCCTTTGCATAAGCAACACATTCAGGCTTAAATTGGTGTGTGCCTACTGCAATGGAATCACCTAAAATCAAACATTCAATCATAATTTACTCCTTTAAATTTGGTGCGCCAGAAGGGACTCGAACCCCTAACCAACGGATTATGAGTCCGCTGCTCTAACCGTTGAGCTACTGGCGCAGTATTTGGTCCGGCGTACAGGAATTGAACCCATATTCACGGCTTAGAAGACCGCTGTATTATCCGTTATACGAACGCCGGGAATTTTATTTATTACGGTCAGTGTCGTAGTATTGTTCTGTGTGTTTCACTTCATCATAATCAATTTTGTTGATGAATTTTAATTTCTCAACATCATCCCAAGATTTTAAGTAATCATTGTCTTTGTCAAACAATTCCAAATATTGTTGGTGTGTCAATTCACGAGCAGAAGAAATACATTCATCAACATGATGTTGTGAGAATTCTTTGAAATCATCTTTACCAAGACCCATAACAACTTCATCGGTTGCATGTTCTTCTTCTTTTGCTTCGACAACATAACGCATACGGAAGACAGAAACAGTCTCAACAAGATATAATTTTTTATCAGCCATTTTTCACTTTCTCAAGAGAGTCCTTGCGGACACGATACAACTGCTTAGTCTGATGGCCATGATTAGATGGATCAGACTTAGTAACATTTAGAAATTCCACACCGTCAATAAACTCCGAAGACCAAGTTGGATAAGACCAATAGAAATCGGTAAGATTGATACGGTTGCGGTACTTAATAGGTTTTTGTACAGTAGTTTTCATAATGGGTCAATCATAACATAAAAAAGGGGACTTGTCAAGCCCCCTTTAGTTTTTAACGGAACTTTTCTGGATAATTCAGTTCGTCCCATTCTTCATCAGTTACAGGCCACCAGTTCATTCTGATTCCTTGATACTGATTTTCTTGATGGCATCTTGTGTCTTGACAATGTTTTCAAGCCAAACTTTCAACATTCCATTAACAAGTTCCGCATCCTTGATTTCTACTTGGTCATTCAATGTGAATGTTCGTTCAAAACCACGGTTTGCAATACCTTTGTAAAGATAATTTTCGTTTACTTCATCATCCTTAGACACACCTTTAACTAACAATTTCTTGCCGTCAAGTGTGATTTCAATATCAGACTTAGCAAAACCAGCAACTGCCATCTCAATGACGTACTTGTTTTCTTTAACTTGTTTGATATTGTATGGAGGATAACCAACAGCCTTTGCAGCTTGCTGGGTGGCACGTTGAAGCAGATTTACTGTATCTTCAAATCCAATGAATTGACCGAAAAGGTCTTTACCGAATACATCTTTCATGTATGTCATATTTTTCTCCTAAAAGCGAGTTAATAAAATTGATACCCCGAAGGCATATCGTAGTCCTGCTTACTTTATACAGGGTCAACTAACGAGTGACAGTGAAATCTCCCGGACGCCTTTTTCCGTGAACATCAACACGGCCCTAAGGTGGGCAAACCTTCCCATCCCTGAGAATTAATTATTAATCGTATGCCGTATGACCAGTATGTTTCAAAGCTCCAGTAACTGGAACAACATATGTGTTGTGATGTTCAACAGTTCCACCGTCAGGATGTGGTTCATGGTGTGTTGTATGTACAACATGTAGTTCTGGTGATCCAAAACTATCTGTGTGTGTTTCATGTTTAACTTCTACACCACTTTCACCACCAACAGCTCTTTTACCGTGTTTTTTTTGTAAAGCTTTAGTTACTTCATTCTTACGAGCTTTAGATAGGTGTGGAATTGCATCTTTTAATGACTCTTGGTGATCTAAAATTTTTCTATGTTTTTGAAAGGTCTTCAAATGTTTTAGATATTCATCATCATTGGTTGCTGCATCCATTCTGCGTAATGCAGCATCTACATTTTTTGAAGCTTCTTTATGTGTTTTTGGATCATATTTTTGTATTTTTTTTGTTTCTACAATTATTTCTTCACCCAAAAGTGTTTTAATTGTTGTTGTTCTAAAGTCCATGGTTTACCCCAAAAATAGTTGATTATAACGTATTTATATATTACGTGGCTTACTTCCAATGTTATATTTTGGTACTAATTGCCAATCTTTTTTCTCTTTATGAGGAATAATTTTAATTTGGCTAATTGTGATTGGTTCAGGTTGTTCAACTTGTGCAGGTAATACAATAGTAACTAAACCCCAGTCTTGTAACAATTTTGCAATAGCATTTCTGCGTGATAGGTCGTTTTCAGATAGGTCAGTTTCTTTACCATCAAGTGCAAACATCTCTTTGAAATGAACAATGTAATATTTGCCTTGTTTATGTAGAATATGGCATGATTGAAATAGAGTATTATCTTTTTTAGAAGCGACACCTATCCTAGTTAAAGTTTCTCTGACTTTAAGAAAATCATCTGGTTGTTTTAAAGTGACCTCAACTAAGTCCTGTATTCCTATCATTATTAATTCCGCCTTTTGTTGTTTTTATTCTTATTTCAGCGATCTGTTGGTCATTAAGTAATTTCAAGGCTGCTTTCGCTTTTTCGTTCGAATAGCCAAAATAAACTTTTACACAATCTAAATCTTTCAACACCTCGGCTTTTTGCCAAGGTTGAAACTTACGCTTCATTGGTCTAATAGTATTTAGAAGGTATTGATATTGTAACAAATTATCAATATTTGGATGAATATTCATTTCATTCGCATACAGAACACAATCCATATGATAAGACAATGCACGATTCACCACAAATGGTGTATAGTCTTTAATATCATTTGGATCAGTCAATACGTCTTTCTTTGTTTGAAGAATAGACGGAACAATATCTTTGAACAGGTCAGGCATTACTTAAACTCACAATCAACCATGATTTCAGTCAAACAAGCAATCATATTAATCTCATGGTCTGCCACAAAAGCAGCCTGATACTGATACTTTGCAAGATGCAAAATCAATTGAGGCACAGAATTAGGTTTCAACAACTCATAGAGACCATCATATACATTACGATACAGGTGTGCAGGATCATTGTCTAGGTTATTTGTAACCCACTTACGAGCACCTGCAAAGTCTTTTGACTTCAGAGATTTAACCAGTTCGGCCAAATTAACATCAGATACGGACGATAGAATGCCACGGTCAATAGTGCCAGAAACAGAATAACGTT